CCGTCGAAGCTGGTGCCGTTGATCGTGCGGGCGGTCTGGAGCGCGGTGGCGGTCGAGGCGTTCCCCGTCAGGGCCGCCGTAATCGTCCCCGCCGTGAAGTTCCCGCTGGCGTCACGGGCCACGATGGCCGAGGCCGTGTTGGCGCTGGTGGCCGTGGTGGCGCTATTGCTGACCTTGGCCGCCGTGGAGATGGTGGCGAGGTTGCTATCTGCCAGCGCCGAGGCCAGCGTCAAGGCGCCCGTCGAGTTGGCGATGGTGATCGCCGCCGTGCCGTCCTGTGCCGCGACCGCTGGGGTGCGAATCTTCTGCCCGCTGTTGACGATGAGGTCGGTGGCCCCGGTGGTGTTCCCGTTCGCCATCACCTCGGCCAGCGTGTCCGCCGTCGCCACCTGCGCGTCCACATAGGTCTTAATAGACGACGAGGTGGCGAGCGTGGTGGCCGAGGCCGTCGCCATCGTGCCATCGTTCAGGATGTCCGTGACCGTCGTCGCCCCGGTCCCCTTGAGGCTGGCGAAGGTGACAAGGCCCGTCGAGGTCACCGACCCAGCCGATACCGCCCCCGACGCGGTCAGCGCCCCCGCCGTGATGGTGCCAGCGGCGAAGTTGCCCGAGGCGTCACGGAGGACGACGGTGCTAACGGTGTTGTCCGACCGCTCCACGATCCGTGGCGCCGAGAACTCGACGTAGAGGACGCCCAACGAGGCGTGGGCGCGGAGGACGGTGGCAACGGGCTGGTAGTTGCCCGACGTCGGCTTGGTCACCGTCAGCCCGCCGGAGGTGTTGGGGAAGAGAATGTTGCCCAAAGCAAAGCTGCTCGTAGCAACGCCCTGAATGATTCCCGTGTTTACAATGTAACCAAGCGAACCATTCGCAATCGCCGTCTCCGCAATGCCGAACGCCACATCCGAGGCGCTTGACACCTTGGCAATTTCAATAACATCTTGCCCCGTGTTAAACCCCGTGACCTTAACAATGTCACCCTTTGCGATTGTCTCGGTTGCCTTGCAGTAGAGGGTAATGGCGTCCCCGCCGACCTCATGCCAGTCGGTGCCGTCGTCATACCACAGCTTTTGTGGCTGGTCCGAGGTAATCCACTTGCGGCCTGTGGTGCCTGCCGCTGGTCGGGCGGCCAACGTTGACGACTGCACATGGATGCCGGGATCCGCGTCGTGCGCGACGTAGGCGGTGCGAATGGTATTATCATTCCCGCGCACCACGTTCGCGTCAAGCGGGCCACCATTGACCGGCGTGGCAAAAGTAGAAACAGAATGTGAACCGACGGTCGTAGCCATTAGCGACGTCCCAAGGCAAAGGTTTCAATTTGCATGCGACTAAACACGGGGAGCGCGGCCCCAGAATCTGTAATCGTCAGGTCGATGTAGTAGCCCGTCCCGCCCATCGGCACCCGATAACTCCGGCTGCCCGACCCACCCCCGACCCCCGTATTCCAATACTCCAGCACCGACCAGATGCCGGCCGAGCTAGGCGGAAGCTGAAACGTTCCAAAGGCTTCGTCCGTGGCCCACGACACCGAGCAGTTCTTGGACCCCTTGAGCTGCGCTGTGACATACCCCCAGCGGAGTGCCTTCGCCAGCGCATCGTCCCCGCAGTAGAGGCGATGCATCTGCGCGGTCAGCGAATAAGATGAGCCACCTGTGCCGTCGGCCGCTACGTTATCAGCATAGATCAGTGGGGCGTCGCAGAGCGAGACGAAGCCATCCGCGTCCCCACGCAGGACGACCGGCAGACCATCATCGTCAATGGCCTCAAAGAAGGCCGTTGTGTCGGGACTAATGTAGGCAGTGTCCCAGGGACCAGACCACGCGTTCAGGACGAGGTGGTACTGGTAGCACCCGATGCCGGGGACGGAAATCCACAGCTCCTTGGTCGCCCGGTTGACGAGGCACCGGATGTTATCGAACTCGGCGCTAGAGAGGCTGCGGATGAGCAGGAGGAGCGGGTCCGGCGTCTCGGGCGTCCCGACCGGCGCCACCTCCATCTCGTTACAGCGGTAGAGGCCGCGCTCGGAGATGAAGTAGGCGATGTTGTTGGACGCCACGATAGACTTGCTGGCGATGGTGCCGACGTCCGCCGTCACCGCCGCTGGCTGTACCGTGATGTCGTCTTGTCCAAACCCGGTTAAACGAGAAATACCGCGCCGATGGAAAATGAGGAGCGACGTATTAATCGAGGCGAGTCCAATAATTGCCTCATCGCCGAAGGTGCGGACGATGATCTGCCCGCCACCCCCCGCGCCGTAGCCTAGCGTGTCCCCGTTATTCAGGTCCGAGTAGAAGATGCTGTCGGGGTAGGTGCTGTTGCCCGTCCCCCACAGCCGCTCGTTATGCACTTGGATCACATCAAGGGCAACCGTGTTTGCAATATTCACGGTCAACGTGGTGCCATCCCACTTATTCAACAACCCGCCGTCGGCCAAATAGACGACGTCAGCACCGCTGGTGTCCCGAAACTGGGCAAAGGTCGGCGCGGTAGCGGTTGACAACGCCCCGGTCTCTTGGGTCCAGGTGATAGGGAAGCTGCCATACGTTGCCGTAAAAAGTTTGCCGTCGCAGACCGCCAACAACTCTTTCGTCCCGCTATCTTTGCTCCAGTTAACCCCGTTCAACACGGCCGCGGCCGCCAACGCGGCTGACGAGGTGCGTTGCGTGCCTCCACGCTTTGTTACCGCCCCATAGTCGGTCAGCCGCGCATTGGCGGTTTGCCGCAACTGGTTGGGCTGCAACGCCACATCGTCCGAGATGCTATTTAGGCCGCCAATCATTTGCGGCTGTTGATCAACCAGGCGTTCCCGCATTAACAACTCGCCCAATTATGCTTCTGGTCAGGATAAGCCAGGAGCGTCGGGTTGATGGTGCGGCGCCGAATGTCGTCTAGTAGACCCATCCGCAACTCTGCCGCTTCGCGCTTCAAGACCTGCGCCGCGCCCGACTCGGCCCCGCCCTTGTTGAGCAGTCTGGCCCCCGCCTCGTTGGCGATGATCCACTCCCCACCCAGCGGGAAGGTGATGGTCGAGGCATCCGACAGTAAGTCGTATAGCGACGTTGGCTTATAGTTAACCGCCACAAACAGGCTTGTCCCGCTTGCCACCGGCAGAATCTGCACCTGTTCGCCCACGATGTAGTACAGGCGCGGATAGGTTGGTAGATAGTTCGTGGTGGTTGCGAGCGGGACATCTTGGAACCGCGTCTGGGTATACAGCACATTGCCGTCCGATACCGATAAGATGCGGTAAAAATTCTCTTGGCTGTCCCCGCCTCCACTATTGAGGCTAGTAAAGTCGACCACGCCATTGGCGTCCGTGGTCACCGTCCGCATCGCATAGGTGTAATACTGCGTTGCGTTCAGCAGATTGGACCACTCGTCGTCATACACCACGTTCAGCGCGCTTTTGATAAGCGTATCGGACCAGCGCGTCGAATCGACGGCGTCCATCACCTCGCGTGTAAGTTCGACCAGTTCTGCCCGACTGATGGCCATGCGAGCCTCGGTTAGCTAACTTTCTTAGGCCGGCCCCGCTTCTTCGGGACAATCGGCGACTCCAACGCTTCGGTGAGCGCCTGCTCAATGGCAGCCGCAACGGGAGCGTCGGCGTTATAGGCGTGGACCTGGTCGGCCATGTGGCGGACCTCATCCTTGGGATATTGCCGCAAGGTGCGCTCCAAATAGGCGGGCGCCTCGTCGGCGGAGCAATCCACCGGCAGATAGCCGATGATGTCATACGCACTGGCCGAGTCTGTCGCCCCCGTCTGAACATACTCCCAGCGCCGATCGTCCGGCGGCCAGGTCAGACAGACGGCCCAGTGTTCTCCTGTGTGAGTCACAAACTTAAGATGCAACCCCGCGTGGAGCGCCCGGAGCCGCGCCACCATGTGCGTGGGCGGCTCGGGCTGGCCGGCGCTATTGAGTAGCACCGGCACGAATTAGACCTCCACGAACAGCTCGACGTTGACCATGAGGTCAACCGCTGCCGTGCCGACCGTGCTGGTCGTGGTCACCACAAACTGGAGCGTATCGCCGGTGTCCAGCGTGCGCTGGGCATCGGTCAAGGTCGAGAGGAGCGCGACCGCCGTCCCCTCCTTCTCCGTCAACGCTTCGAGGTCCACGTTATCGGTCAGGGTGACCGCTGCGTCCGCCGAGGCGTCGTACTTCTGAATCACACCAAGGATCGTGCCGCCAGACGAGGCCGGCACCGTCGAGGCCGACACCACGGCGCGGTTGATGTAGCACTTGGCCGGGTGCGAGCCGAAGCTATAGGTCGTGGCACCGCTGTTCCCGATGGCCGCATCGCAGCGCCCGACGAGCAGATTGGGCAGGACCCCGAGCCGCCCCGGCGTCGGAGCAAAATAGTTATAGGGCATGAGTTATCCTCGGGTTGGGGTGAGCGCCCTCGCGCCCACCCCGTCCCAGTGAAGGTTACGCGACGTGCGTGTAGCGCGCGGTGTCGGTGTACCCCGTGATGCTGCCAAACGCATTGCGCGCAAGGCACGCGAGGTTCCCGTACCAGCCGTAGGTCGTCTCAAAGGCATCACGCCCTGCGAGCCAACGCCACGGGCCAGCGCCCTCGAACTCGACGAAGCCCCAATCCTTCGCATCCACCCACGCCAGCGACGGGAGGTGGAGGAGATAGATGGTCCCGGCCGGGACATAGTAGTCCTGGACCATCGGGATGCCGCACACCTCAAGCGCCTTATAGCCGCCCTTGATGGTGGTGCTGAACTCGCCGGCGGTGAACCGGCGCTGCCCGACCATCGACTCCATGAGCTTCTTGGCGAGGCCCGGCGTGGTCATGAGGAGGAAGTCCTTCGGACGCACCATCGCGTCCTTGCCCGAGCGGCCGGCGATCTTCTGGATCAAGTCCCAGATGTCCGACTCGGTCGGCTGATTGGCGTCCGGGGTGTCGGTGCCGGCGACCATACGGGTCGCATCCCAGATGCCGTAAGTTGAGGCCGAGATGCTGTGGAGCGAGGCGTAGGAC